GCTCTTAAGGGCACGATACAGGACGTAATGGATTGGGTGAATAATCTAGAATTTCCTGACATTCCTAATCCGTTTGAGGACGTTGAAATTAATAATCCGTTTGAGGACGTTGAGATTCCTAATCCGTTTGAGGACGTTGAAATTAATAATCCGTTTGAGGACGTTGAGATTCCTAATCCGTTTGAGGACGTTGAGATTCCTAATCCGTTTGAGGACGTTGAAATTAATAATCCGTTTGAGGACGTTGAGATTCCTAATCCGTTTGAGGACGTTGAAATTAATAATCCGTTTGAGGACGTTGAAATTAATAATCCACTAGACGATATAGATCTTGACCTCCCTGACTTTGATCTACCTGATTTCAATTTCGGTGGTTCACGTAGGGGAACAGGCACTGACCTAGACGCTGTACTAACACAAATCCAAAATGACGAGTCTTCAGTGGACGAAGCTCTATTGTCACGATTAATACTAAACCGTAGGTTCACTTAATGACATACTTACAAATGGTAAACGCAGTGATGCGAAAGCTGCGAGAAGACGAAGCCAGTACCATTAACGAAACAGACTACTCACGCTTGCTTGGTGACTTTGTTAATGATGCTAAGAAGTACGTAGAGGACTCTTGGGATTGGTCAGTTCTTAGAGATACTTACACACTAAATACTGTAGAAGGTATTGACACATATACTCTTACAGGTCTTGACCCTCGCTGTGAAATCTTGTACGCAAACAATGAAAGCAATTTCTCACCAGTTAAGAAAGACTCACTACAGAACATTAAACGTAAGACACTTGGCACGGACACTGAAGGGTCAGCAATGACCTTTGCAGTGTCTGGTACTGATTCTAATAATAACTTAAAAGTCCGTATCTACCCAACACCAGACGTGGGTGAGCAAATTAGTTTTGAAGTAGTTAAGCGCACACCAGATCTAGAAGATGATGCAGATACTACCAAGCTGCCTAGTTCAGTTATTGTGCATTTCGCTTACAGCTATGCTCTGGTGGAACGAGGCGAAACAGGTGGTCAATCTGGCTCAGAACAGGCAATATTTGCCAAAGCAGCACTCACAGACGCAATCACCTTGGACGCTAGACTATTCTCCGATGAACTAATCTGGGAAACAGTATAATGGCCAAACAACTCCAAACTATAGCTATCCAAGCCCCTGGATTTTTCGGGTTGAACACTGAGGATAGCCCTACGTCACTGCCAGAGCAGTACGCACTAGATGCTACCAACTGTGTAATTGACAAGTTTGGTCGTGTAGGTGCTCGTAAAGGCTGGGAATATGTAACCACTACAAACGGTGACTCTATAGTTTCTATGGGCGAGTTTGTTAAGGAGGATGGGACTACTGAGCTAATCAGTACGTCCCCTACAGCCATCTATAAAGGCACAGAGACACTGACCAACATTACCCCCATAGGCTACACAGTCACTGATGGTTATTACTGTCACGCATCACTAAACGGCAAACACTATATGTTCCGTAAGGGTGTCAAGCCTCTAGTATACGATGGCACTTCTGCAATGACTATTGAAGACCATCCAGATTACTCAGGGACAGTTCCAGAAGCTAACGCAGCCTTATCCGCCTTTGGGCGCTTATGGGTCGCTAATACTTCTGGTGACTCCACGGTAGTTTATTGGTCTGACTTACTGACTGGCATGAAGTGGGACACAGGATCTTCGGGATTTATTGATGTCTCCAAGGTATGGGCTGATGGTACAGACACTATTACAGCACTAGCGTCACACAACAACTTCTTGATTATCTTTGGTACTCGGCAGATTCTCATATACCAAGGCGCTACCGATCCAGCTACTATGTCTATTGCAGATACCATAGTAGGTATTGGATGTGTCGCTAGGGACTCCGTACAGGCTACTGGTAAGGATTTGCTGTTCTTAAGTGACTCGGGCATACGTACACTGTCACGGACTGTACAAGAGAAATCTGCGCCTATAGCAGACGTATCCAAGAATGTACGTTCAGCACTATTAGGCTCTTACGGGGCTGAGTTGGGGCATATTATTAGTGCATACAGTCCTGAAGAGGCTATGTATCTAATCACATTCCCTACTTCTGGGACTACGTACTACTTCGATACTCGGACACCTTTGCAGGACGGGAGCTACCGATCAGCGAGATGGACTATCATTACTCCGCAGTGCTACACACGTACTCGTGATGGTGATTTGCTTCTAGGTAAACCGTCAGGCATTGCAGAGTATCGGAACTACAAAGATAACGGACTTGAATATCAATTAAGTTACTTCACCAACTACTTTGACTTTGGGGCTCCAAGTAACTTGAAACTGTTGAAGAACCTAAAGATTACCGTAATCGGTGGCTCGGCTACAGACGTAGTTCTCAACTGGGGTTATGACTACAGTTACGCATATAAGAAAAAGACGTTTACGTTGACTACTCAGGTCATATCGGAATACAATATAGCAGAATACAACGAAGGTGAGTTTAACGCAGGTATTCTAGTAAACAGACCAACAGTAAACGCAAGCGGAGGCGGTCAGGTGGTGCAGCTAGGTATTGAAGCAACCATCTTCGGAGCGCCTTTGTCAATACAGAGGCTAACAGCACAAGCAGTCGTAGGAAGGACAGTATGAGTAATTACGCTAAGGCTACTAATTTTACCGTAAAGGACACCTTGGAATCTGGCAATCCCGCCAAGATCATCAAAGGTGGTGAGATAGACACTGAACTGGATAACATTCAGACGGCAGTGAACAGTAAAGCAGATAAGAACTCCCCATCATTCTCTGGGAGTATCACAGCAGACAACCTAACCGTTACAGGTGTGTTGACTGCGGCAGTAATTGATGGAGGATCGTTTTAATGGATTTAAGCGCACTCGGTAATATGTTCGGCACTGCAGCAGCCGCTTATCTACCCTACGAAGCTGCACAAGACACTATAGACGATCTAAAAACTTCTGGCCCAGCCATGATGACCGCAGCGACTGAGCTTGGTCAGACTGCGGCAGACAAGGCAGCATTTACGCCCTTCTCAGTCCGTACAGCTTCTGGCGGCAGTGTCAATGTAGGTGCTGGAGGCGGCTACGACATGTCCCTCAGCGATGCTGAGAAGGCCATGATGCAGTACCAATCAGATCAAATGTCAACAATTGCTGGTCAGGAATTACCTACTGCACAGGGCTTGTTTGAGCAACTACAGGCTGCACAGGCAGGTCAGAATGAACGTACCCGTTTGGAAATGGAGAACCGTCTAGCAGCGCAGGGACGCTTAGGTGTCGGCACTGCGATGTACGGGGGAACTCCTGAGCAGCTTGCGATGGAAAAAGCAATGCAGGAGCAAATGGCTTCTAACATGCTCTCAGCACAGCAGCTTGCGCCACAGCTACAGCAGCAGCAAATAGCTAACATGGGAGGTCTGATGGCTAACTACTACAACCCACAGAATCAGGCTATAGCGGCTATGTCACCAGCAACCAACCTTGCCAACATTGCTACTAGCGCAGGTCTTGGTCAGTCTGAAGCTATCTACAAAGGCGGTATAGAAGGTCTAGAGTCGCAACAGGCAGCTAAAACAGCTATTGCAAACCTTGAGGCATCACGTGTAAATGCACTCTCTGATGCTCTTACAGGACTGTTTAGCGGTACTGGCGAGTTTGGTACGGGTGCGTCTCCGCTTGAGAGACTTCTAACTAGCTTCGTAGGGAAATAAGAATGACTACCTCAAATCAAGGGCTTTTTAGCCTTTTTAAAACGCCCGACCAAGTCCGTCAAGAACAAGTCGCTAAGCTTCAACAGATGGGCCAGCAAAACTCAAACATGCTTTTGAACACACGTACCCGCTCTGGTCTAGCGTCAGGACTACTGGCACAGGGCGCTGCAGCAGCACAGTATATGCCACAGGCAGCAGATCGTTTTGCACGAGGCATGATAGGCGCTGCAGGTGACCTAGCGGGTGCCCTCGGTAATGAAGAGGCTAAGGAGGCTCTGAAGCAAGGTGCTATGACTCCTGAAGAACGTCAGGCCCGTAGTCAGCAAGAATCACTATCTAAGATTGCTGGCTCTAAAGACCCCGCAGCATTAGAGGCGTATGCTCAGAAGATTGCACAGAGTAACCCTAGAGCTGCGGAGGCTATTATGGCTAAAGCCGCTCAGCTACGTCAGGCTGCTTTAGATCAGCGCATGGCTTCGGCTAAAGAGCAAGAAATCATTGCTAACACTGCAAAGACCATAGCAGAAACACGTGGCATTGATTACGAGTTAGCGTATGACCAAGCAACCGAGATGTACCGTACTCGCAAACTAGCAGGAGAGGCTGCACAGTCTGAAGCGGCTGGACAGGTAGCTAGTCAGACCGTACAGACGCAGATCACCCAAGCTCAAGCCACCTTGGATAATACCTTGGCTAACTCTGGTTTCACACGTATGCAAACACGTAATCTGTCTCAGAGTATTGCACAAGAGGCTGAATTGCATCCAGAGCGTGTTGCTAAACTCCAAGAGGAAATCAAGTCTGAGAAGGTTGCACGTAGGCTCACAACTGCACAGGCCAATCGTACTGAGAAGCTGACGCTGGAAGAACTTGAGAAGATGGCTGCAGAGACTAAGCTACTCGGCTACCAGCAGAAGGCTACAGAGGCTCTTACAGCCCAGCGTGAAGCTGAGTTGGCTAAGATGGACAGCACAGACTTCCTGACTGAACTATCTAATTTAGATGCTTCAGATGAAGAGAAACAACGTCTGTTGGCAGCTCGTCTTGAGTCTATGTCTGCAGGTGGTGATGCTGGCTTCGACCCTAACAGCGCTATAGGCAAAGCAAGACTAGAAAAGGCTATGGAAGTAGCTGAGCTCGGTGTAGAAGCTAACAAGTCTCTAGAGCGCTCTGAAACAATCCTGAGAGCCTTGGACACTGCCTCTACAGGCAAGTTCTCTACCGTTGAAGCCTTTGCTGCAAGCTGGATGGGCCAGTTAGGCTTTGAAGGCGCTAAAGCCGAAACAGTGGCTAACGAACTCGTTCAAGTACTACGTGGTGAATTGGTTCTTGACAAAGCTGGGAATCTCAAAGGCGCATTGTCTGATAAAGACCTTGCCTTCTTGGAGAAAACTGTACCGTCACCTGATATGTCTGTACAGGGTCTACGTACAATCTTTGGTCGTATGGCCGCTGAGCACGCTGGCGATGCTTACGCAGCACAGATCATGGATAAGGTTGTATCACAGGCTAGTATGGGTGATATCAAAGGCATGGAAGTCAACTCACTCACTGCAGCCTACCAAGCCGCTGGCCGTGCTCTGTACCTAAAGCAGTTGCAGGATGCTAAAAGACTGCCAGAAGATTTCGTCATTCGTATGCCTACTCAGGCTCAGTTTGACACCATGGCAAAATACAAACAATTCAAATAGGGGCTAATAATGGCACAACAAGACGATGAGTTGATGGCACAGCTTCAAGCCATGAATCCTAACTTTACAATGCAGGCTCCACCAAACCCTGAAATGGAAAGCATACAGCAGGCTATGGAGCAATCCTCGCCTGTTAATGCTTTCAATCAGGCGGTAATGGATTATGCTCCAATGGCTGGTGAGATCGGAGGGGCCGTATACGGCTCTCTGAAGGGCGCTAAGCAGGGGGCTACATGGTCGCCTATACCGCAACTAAAAGTCCCGTCAGCGGTCGTAGGGGGCGTTGTAGGGGCTATGACAGGTCGAGGCATCGGTGAGACTGCCGCAGACTTAGCTGGTGACGAAGTAGACGTACTAGATACTCTTGGGAATATGCTGGAGGCAGGTGCGTATGAACTAGGAGGTGCTGCCGTATTCGGAGGCATCGCCAAAGGCTACCGAGCTATCAAGAACTACCGAGCTGGTAAAGAGCTAGGTGAAGACGAATTAAAGTCTCTCGTAGAGCTTCAGCAGTATCTACAGTCCAAGGGAATAACTCTTACCCCTGCACAGATTACAAACTCTGGTTGGCAAACTAACCTTGAGAAAGTAGCTATTGCTGGTATAGGTGGTGAGACTCAGCTTGCTAAGCTCTACAAGGCTCAGAACGATGCTCTTAAGCAGGCTTTTGAGCGTGAAGTACAGCTAATAGGAAGAGCAGACCGTGTAGGCGCTGGTGAGGCCTTCCAAGGGGCTATCAAGCAGGTAGAAGAGGAGTTGATTGCTTGGGCTAAGCCTCAGTACAAACAGCTTGACGCTATCGCTGGTGCTACCACGATGTCTGCACAGTCTTTAGAGACATACGTTCGTGGTACTCTGTACGCTAATAGCCGTAACATACGAGCTAACAGGGGCACTACAGCTTCAATATCTGATATGCTGCAGGTTCAGACTCGTCTGCCTAAAGAGATGGAGAATGAGCTTAAGCTCCTGCTACGTAACGAACGTACTATTTCTTTCAAAGATGCCTTCTCAGACATTGAGCGACTCTCTACTAAACTGCGTGAATTGAAGCTAGCGACAGACAAACAACCTAAGCTGGAAGCGTTCTACAGCAACTTAATAGACCGTTACCACACTATGCTGGACACCCAAGCCAAGAAGCAAGGATCTGATATATACCAGAAGTATAAAGGTATCTCTGACACCTACCGAGAAGGTATGCAGAATCTACGCTCTGAAGCTGTGAAGTCTCTAGCAGACAAAGCACCCGAAGCAGTGGCAGAGTCTATCTGGGCTACAGGTAATGTTTCCTTGGTACATAAAGCCTACAATGCCATAGATGATGCTGCTTTAATGGCTGAGCGTGTTGGAGGTAAGCCAGTAGATGCAGAGGCTCTGAAGGGACGGCTGAAAGCTGGTTACTTGGATAATCTGTTTAGGCAGGTACAGTCTGAAATGACCGACAGTGCGGCTGATAAGGCTTCGACAATCTTTGGTAAAATCAAAGGTGATCCTAAATACCGAGATACTTTTAAGGCTGTACTGA